GAAAGATGACCTAAATTAAGAGTAGTTGATATTTCACATGAAAATCTATCTTTGTGTCTGTATAAGGTATCACCATATTTATAAATTCTTGCATAAGAATAATTTTCATAAAGTCTCTTACCTGTTTGAGTTTCCATTAAAGGTTTTAATTTTTTTAATAAAGTTTCCATAGCAAAATCAGCGTAATGACTGTATGTTCCCGGAACTTGCTCATCATTCCAAACGCCTAAATACTCTATGAACGGTGAAATAATTTTTGTATATTTCATTTGGTCCACTACTTTTCTTTTCATTAAAAAATAATTTTTTACAAAATCTGCTAACTCTTGACTGATAGCATTTTGAACGACCACATAATTATGTTTATCGAATAAATTTTCTACTTCCATTTTTCTCCGTTAAACCATATCACTATAGATAATCTTTCACCTTTCGTTACTGGTGTAACTTGATGATAAATATAACTTGGAAAGATTATAGCACTACCTTTTATTCTAAGTTTTTCTAATTTTATTATCTTATCTTCTTGACTTTTATTCGGATTTTCCATTGGGTTATAAAACTGAAGATCTCCACCCTCGTATTCATTAGAGTCAACTAAAGGTATAACAACCGATATTTTTCTTTGTAGTCCATTAGGTAAATTTTCATAAACATCTTGATGCCATCCGTAGAACTGACCCACCTTATATCTAGTGAACTGTATGTCCTCTGGAGCACTTAAAACAAAATTCCAATCTTGCTCTTGATTTATTTGATATACTAATCCCTCTATCCAATCGTATATCCATTTGTCTTTTAGCCAAGTTACTCTCGAATTTCTTACTTTTTTATCATCACCTTTTTGTATTACACCATCTATTTCTTGTTGATTTTTAGCTGATTGAATTATGTCATGACAAACATGATCAGGAAAATAACCTTCACTTATAATAAAATTCTGATTAACAATCATTTCTAAGTATTTAAGATATAATACTTAGCTTTAACTTAATGTCAATGTGGGCCAATTAATGTTGTTTTCGTTATATGATGTGCTTTCGTTTGGAAAGTCTCTAAGTTCTTGCCTGTAGGTCTTAATATTAGCTAGGTTGGACTCTTGACCAGTGGCCTTATAAGGACTGTCCTCTAGCACCATCCAATCAGACTGTTCTAATTTTTCGTTTCTCATGACTCTAACTTCTTCAATATCATAGGGTTTAAATTCATGCACATCTGTGCCATCATAATACCATTGATTAGCAACTGAATCATTACTTACCTCGATATATTCATCTCCACCCGCTATTGTTGGTCTAGAGTCAGCCACATATAATACTCTGTTATTTGAGTCTATTAATACGAATTTAGCCATTATGATATGAACTCCACGATTGTGACTTTACCTGATTGACCTGCACCACCTGGGTTAGACTGAGGACCACCGCCACCACCGTTACCACCTGAACCTACGGTAACTGTTTGACCTGCTGGAGAGTATTGTGGTGCACCAATTACAGCGTAACAAGCACCTGCTCCACCACCTCCACCGCCAGATCTAGCGTTGTTTTGGTTGAAGGTTCCACCTCCACCACCATTACCTGCACCTGGAAAGCCACCTGCTTGTCCTGCACCACCTGCACTTCGTCCCGGTAAAACACCAGAGTTTCCAGAGTTTCCAGCGAAACCTGCGTAAGGAATATTTGAACTTGCAGTACCACCACTGCCTCCTCCACCACCACCACTAGCGTTACCACCGTTAGCAGTTAAGAAAGATCCAAAAGAAGAAGCTTGACCTGCTTGGCCTCCACCACCACTGTTGTGACCTCCTCCACCACCACCGCCACCACCGACTACGGAGATTGAAATAAACTGTGAACCTGAGGCTGCTGTGAAAGTACCTGAGTTATTAAAAGTTGTAGTTGTTCCACTACCGATACCACCACCTGCGGGATCTGCAAATTCTAAAGCACTTGCTCCAGAATTAACCTGTATGATTTGTCCAGCAGTTCCAATTGATGTTAAACCTGTACCACCTTTTGAAGTTGGGACGGTAGGTAATCTTGCATCTGCGACTGTACCACTTGCAAGGTTAGTTGCATTCAAGTCTGTAAGTGCAGAACCATTTAAGGCAGGAAGAGTCGCTGGAAATCTTGCATCTGGAATTGTTCCTGAATCTAATTCACTTGCGTTTAAAGTTGTTAAATTTGCACCAGAAGCTGCGGGTAAAGTAGCAGGAAATCTTGCATCTGGTAAAGTTCCAGATCCTAAGGCTCCTGCATCAGTGGATGAAATTATTTCTACGTTAAAGTTTGAAGCACCGTCACAAAATACTGTAGTCTTAGCTCCTTGTGCAATTACGACTCCATTTGCATCGTGACCAGTAGCTGAAATTTTTAAATCATGAGAACCTGAAGTATTGTTAAAAAAGTTATATTCACTCTCCACAGCAGGAATAAATACACTTATCGCACCTGTTAAAGCTCCAGTTAATTCAATAGTTTTATTTGATGACTCTGCTGTGTCTGAGGCGTTAGCTGTAGTTAACGTTATATTAGATGAACCAGCGACAGATTTTGCTAAATATCCTGCTGAAAAAGCATCAACAACCTCTAGGTTATTATTGGTATTTGTCCCCCATGTGTTGGCGTTTGCACCAGTTGCCATGAGTTCTAATTTGAGTCTATCTGAGTATGTACTTGACATGTTTTTACCTCTCTAAAATATATCTTTTTTTAATATCCTAGCAACATTTTTTTTATGCTGCATTTACTTCCGTCCATGTATTACTTGCCCCTGTTACCACATTTGCCCAAGGTGTTTCAAAAGTATCTCCTAGAACTGTTGTTAAATCTATTCCTGTTACATTTACGACAGCCTCTCCGATACCTTGTGCTGTACCCTCTGCAAAAGTTAGAGCTACTGTGGAAACACTGACTATCACACCAGTACCGACTTCAACTGTCTCTGTGCCTAAGGAGAAACTACTTGATAAGCTACCAAGCGTAACTAAAGCATCAGCAGTGGTGCTTACACTACCTAAGGCTGAAGTCATGGCCACTGAAGGTGCATCTACTTGTGTAAATATATCTATTACTGGTGTACCAATAGCAAAATCTAATTGATCGGAAGGTGCTATGACACCAACATTACCTTCACCAGTAATTCCTGACGCTCCAGATAAGGCCACACCTACCGTAAGAGCTGTTGGATTTACTAAAGCAGTTGCCTCTGAAACCTCTAATGTTCCTGCCGTTGAGGTCATTGATAGACCAGTTACAGAAACTATGACACCAGTTCCAACTTCTTGTGTCGTGGTCCCTAACGCAGTGGACATGGACACGCTACTGACGTTAGTTATAAATTCTATATTTTCATTCCAAGCAAAAGAACCCCATGTGCCTCTACCCCAACCTGCGTCCACTGATCCTGTAGCAGACTCAGCTCCTGTTGCAAAGGACATAGATAAGCTACCGGCAACTACACCGGCACCTTCGTTTACTGTTACACCTGATAATTGTGTTTCGAATGAAACACCTGTTAAATTAAAGACAGATACTTGTTCTGCCTCTGCCGTACCTAATGCAGAAGTAACTTGTAATGAGTCTAATGTTACTAAACTATCTCCAACAACACTTTCAGTTCCTAAAGCTGTTGACGCTGATACCCCAGTAACAGATACTGTGATCGAACTTTGTTGGCCCCAAAAGCCTTGTCCCCACGTTCCCTCATTCCAAGCATCTGCCATGGTAATGACCTTCTATATTAAGATAATCTTAATATAGCACTTGAAGCATCGTTAGTTGGAAATGCGATTGTAAATGTTCCGTTTGTTGATGTTTTAACACTACCAAAATCTAAAACTGCAATAGCTGCATTTGTATTTGTTGATGATCTATTATAGATCAAAGCTGCCTGAGCTGATATTGTAGCTGAAGTGAAGCTTACGTTTGCGAAATCAACAAATGCTGTTGATGCTGTTGCACTAGTTGCTGTTAATCCAATGGTTGCACCAGTTAGAGTTGCTCCGCCACTAGCATATGTTCCTGAGTTTCCAACTTCGTTTGTTGCTGAAAACGCTGTAGTGTTTCCATTTAAAGTTGCAGAGTTTGTGTATAGAGCAAGATTGATTGTATCGTTATCAATATCGTGATCTCCTGCCAACAACTCTTTTTTAAATGAAGCACACACTGCTTGATTTATTGCCATTTTTATTTACTCCCTTTATGGTGTTAGCGATTTTATCGGAATTCGTAACACACCATTTTGATACTCATCCCTACGTTTACGACCCATTTGCTCTTGTGCAAAATCTTGCAGAGCCACTTGGTACTTACCTTCGTATAATTGCATATCTTGTGGATTTTTCAAGTATGAATAAGCTTCTGATAAAGTCCCATATAATAAAACTTCAGGTGCATTATTTGAAACAAAAGTTGTAGTGCTAGTGCTCCCTGAACCATTTCCTAATCTCTCAGGAGTTTCATCATACCACATTTCAACCGTGTAAGCTAAATTAGGAGTAGGTGCGACTACTAAAGTATTGCTATCCCAATTACCCCAATATTTTGGTTTACCTGTAAAATTACTGTCAGTGGTTGATCTCTCAGGAGAATACTCATCCATAAAAGTAGCATCTCTTTGTTGCAACCAAGTCCTAGTTCCATCAGTTTCTACTAACTGTAATCCTCTAGCAAATCTAAAACCTCCCTCAGGTCCTGACACATCTAAGAAAGCGTTGTTAGCCTCAAAGGATGTAGTGGCGTATCTCCTTTGATCATCGGAGTCCATTTGTCTAGCAATTTTATTTTCTGTATTAGTTATGAAAACATTAATTACAGAGTTAGACAACACATCACTTGTTACCTCTGTATAGTTTCTTACGTTGTCTAAAAGCTCAGAATAATTCATGATATCTCCACACTTACTTTACCAACACTTGATCCAATAAGCAACTCTCTGCTTTCACTAGACGGTTGCATACCATTTGAAGTAAAAGGACTATCTCCTGATGATCCTACAAAAACAATAATAGGTTCTTGCCTAGCAGGTCTAGCCCAAGGTAAGGCTTGTGCATCTGCACTGTGATAAGACC